CACAGCTGACTTTGTAAGCAAACTTACTAACGCTCGTCGAGGGATAATTGGTCCAAAAGAATTTTCAGAAGTTTCTAGAATTATGTCTAAAAACCTAGCGCAAAGGGCGCCTGTTACTGACAACTTTATTAACTACTGGAAAGACGTTGCAAAGATTTTTGTTGAAGAGACTCAAAAGGTCGATATACCTTGGGTTACTTTTGACGGAAAAATAATGACGCAAAGGTATCGTCCAAAGATACAAGAGCGCATAGAGTTTACTGATCCGGTAACGGGTCGTAAAATCGCTAACATCTATGAAGATAGCGCAGAAGATGGAAAGCTTCTTGGGAAAAGCTCTCTTAACGATGCCCGTATCGGACTAGGTGTGAATGGAAACCACAGTAATGATGCTGTTATTGTTCGTAGGTTTCACCTGTGGGGGCGTAAAAATAACGTTGAAACAGGAACTATTCACGATGCTTTCTTTACAAACATCGCTGAAGCTGATAATGCTAAAACTGCTTTAAGAACCATCTATGCAGATGCTCTTGAAGGCGACACTATTAGAAAAACCCTCCTTGAAATGAGGAAACAAGGGTTATCTAGGAAGTCCTATAATGCTTTACTTGCTAAAGCTAAGGCAGAAGGTCTTATTGATCCCAAAGATAAGATCACAAGAAAAGACATACTTGCTCCAATCCCAGAAGGGAAAGACTGGTATGGAATTGGTCCATAGTTATTTGTAATAGTCTATGACACCCCATAAAGGATTTGTAATCCTGATTAAAATTATAACTCAAGCTGTGCTTGAAAGGAAATATTATGAGTGAAGAAAATACTACAACTGAAGTAGAAACAACTGAGAATAATGAGTCCAATGAGACTACTGAACAAACAACTGATCAAGAAAACCCTTCTGAAACAGAACAAGAAATTGATCCGGTTGAACAGGCAGTAAATGAACGTCTTTCAAAAATGAAAGAAAACATGGACCGCATGGCTAAAGAGCGGGACGAAGCTCTCAAAAAGGCTGTTGAAATTGAGCAAGCTAAAAAGCAAGCAGATATTAAACGGCTAGAAGAAGAGGGAAAACTTCAAGAAGCTCTAGAAATGAAGTTGGCAGAAGCAGAAGCCAAGCTTAAAGTGTTCGAAGAAGAAAACACCAAGCTTAACCGCGACAGCGTTGTTAACTCCCAACTAGCTAACCTTGATTTTAGAAATGACCGTAGCCGCCAAATGGCTTATCGTGATATCGTTGAGCAACTTGTTCAAAACGAGAATGGTGCTTGGGTTCATAAATCAGGAACTTCTATTCAGGAGTTTATTAATTCTTACTCTAAAACAGAAGACAACTCTTTCTTGTTCCGAGTTAAAGCTAACTCAGGGGCAGGTACACAACAGTCTTCTGGAACGCCTACAATGGAAACTAAGAAATCTCTTAGTGAGATGACTCAGGAAGAAGTGCTATCTTTGGCCGCTAAAGGTCAGATTGGCTCTTTCTCTTATTAAATATAATAATAGTTTTATAAGGAAACATTACCATGACTATTACAAACACCTACTTTCAAAATGTCGCTCTCGCTATCTCTGCTTACGCAGACGAAGCTTACACTACTGAAAAGAAACTGAACTCCTCGGGTATCGTTGGTCAACGTGACGACATTACTGCCGAAGGTGAATCGTTTATTGGTCAGTTCCGCTGGCGTAAGCCCCTGCAAGCAAACATCAACATCCCTTCGTTGTCGAATGCTGCAGACGGTACTTACACTGATATCACAACTGATATCGCTAACTACGTCAAAACCATGCGTACCTTTGGTGCCCAGCAGGTAAACCTGCAAGAAGTAATCTCCAAGCAAGACGGTCTTGCTAAGATTGCTCGTGACTTCGCACAAGTCCGCGGTGATGACGAAGGCGTTGCCCTGATGAACTTGCTCAAAGGTGTTGCAGCCTACGAAGTTGCCCTTGGCGATGCAGGTGGTACTGGTAACGGCGGTATTGTTGACTTTGACACAGACGCTAACACTGCTGCAACTGGTATGTTTGTTGACGTAAACGCTGCTGGTGCCTTTGGTGACGCTGCTACAGGTTCTTCGGACGCTCGTCGTCTGTTTGACTCGACAGCTATCGGTGCTGCTCGTGGTGAGCGTTTGTTCCGTGCCTTGGGCATGGGCTTCAAAGACCATGAACCAGACTTCATGTACCTCGTAACTTCCCCAGAAGTTATGGCAGAAATGCGTGCTGCTAACCTTGTTGACGACACTCGTGTACAAGATGGCAACATGGAATTTGACAGTATCTTTGGTGGTAAATTCCGCCTCGTAATGACCCGTGCAAACCAGCGTATTGCTGGCGATGCAACTGGCGACTTGAATGCTGTTTCTGACAAGTGTTCCTTCATCATTAAACCAGAATCCGTAGCCTTTGCTCCTGTTGCTGCCCCAACTCCTGTTGAAGTAGACCGTGACGCAGCTTCGTACACTGGTGGTGGTTCGACCAACATCTGGTACCGCTACGGCTTCATCATGCACCCACTGGGTTATGACTGGGCAGGCTCCACGACTGCGTTTGCAACCAATGCAAACTACGCAACTGGCGCTTCTTGGAACCGTAATATGGACGCACTGAACTTGGGCATTCTGCCTATTTTCCACTCTTAAGATTTAGGAGGAGCTAATGGCTTTAGTTCTTAATACAAATAGCTATGTAACTATAGCCGATGCAGACGCTTACTTTGAAACTAGAATTGATTCCGCTGAATGGGAAGGTTCTAATGACGAAGTAAAAGAGCAAGCTTTAGTTACTGCTACTCAGTTAATAGACGACCGTCCTTGGATTGGTGTTGCTGTTAGCTCTTCCCAAGCTCTAGCGTGGCCTCGGAAAGATGCAAAGTATTACGACCCTCGTATGGGTCAAGATATTTCTGTTGCTTCTGATGAGACACCCCCTCAAGTTAAAATTGCAGTTTATGAGCAAGCTCTTCACTTGTTACAAAATGAAGACTTAATTGCTCAGAAGACACAGACCTTTGAAAGCATTTCTGTTGGTAGTATCAGCTTGTCTGATAGCAACAATGATGTAACTAGAACCTCTATTACCCCAGCTATTGTTATTAAACCCTTGCGGCCTTTAATTAAAAGAGGTAGCTCTGGTGGTGTTGGTAGTTCTTGGTGGAGGTCTAACTAATGTCTTTATCTGCAAAAGTCACTGCAGCTGTTAACAAAGCTTTTGCAGCTGCGGGAGATTTAGTTCAACTAGGAACTTTATCTAGTAAAAACGTGTCAGGCTATGATTTTGCAAATAGAACAACTGTAAGTCAATCTTCTACTACTACAGTAGAAGTTATCATTGAAACTGCAAGACGCGGTTCAGGAGAGGGCTTTATAACTACCGCAATAATGCGTTCTGGTTTAGACCTCTCTGTTTATGATACTTTAACAGTTAATAATAAAAACTACAGTATTGTAGATTATAGCGATAATAATTTCGTTATAGAGGCTCAACTCAGCAGAGAGGTAAAATAATGTTTGATAGCGTTTTAGACGATATCGAAGCTGTTTTTGCTTCTAGTGCTTGGGTTTCTCAAAACATTGATGTTTACCCTGATAACTATCAAGGGTCAATTTCTGATGAGACAGAGTTTTGTAGGTTAAACTTACTACCAAGTTCTAGTCAAAATCACGCTTATGGTGGTAAAAAAGAAATTTCTGGACTTGTTGCTTTAAAGATTTTTGTAGCAGCGGGCGAAGGCCAATCTAGAATATTTGATATTGCCGATACTCTTGACACAGTATTACAAAACAAAAAGTTAACTAACGGGACAGAGCTTTACACATCTTACTTGAATGTGGAAGGGCTAGACCCATCTAACAAAGCACTTTACAGTGCAAGCTATATTATACCATTTAAATTATACGGAGACTAAAATGGCTCATATTTCCTCTTTAGGTGCGGGTATCTTTTCTTACCTTGACATCTATAGCGGCACAACCGCCCCTGCTGGTGAAACTGCTGCGGACTACGCTGCTCTCTTTGTTTCAGCTAACGATGCTAACATTGATCGTATGCCTTCTGTTCGTGAGTTCCCCTCGATCGGTACTCCCGCTAACATCGTAAACGTACCTGTTTATGGTCAAAAAACCTCTTCGCAGGTTCAAGGCCAAGCAGACTCACCTTCGCTTGAAGTAACAGTAAACTACGTTCCTGAAGATATGCAAGACTTCCACGCCCTTATTGGCCAAGAAGCTTACTTCCGCTTCATGATGTGTGCTTCTGCGGTAGACCTCGCAGACTCGCTTGGTGCAACCCAAGAAGTTGACAACACAGAGTTCTACTTCAAAGGTAAGGTTGAAGCTATCTTGGTTAACCCTCAGTTGACCGATGCTACTACTGCAACCGTTACGCTTTCGTCGCAGTCCGACTTCTTTGGCCCTGCAAGCATTGACCCAGCTTAATAGCTGACGTTTAAGAAGGAGGCTCCCTTCGGGGGGCTTCCTGACTATTATCAGAAAGATATATTTTTTATGGATAAACCATTTAGTAAAACTTTTGTTATGAGAACAACCTTCCGCCATATGCGAAGAAGCGTTGATATTAGTATTCGTAAGAGTTTTGAACGTTTTCAAGACTTTGACAATAACTCCAAAATGGGGCAAGAGATCATGGAAACTCTTGATACCCTTCACAAAGTTCGGAAAATGCTTGATGACTTTCAAGCTAATAATGCAGATCTATTTTCAGAGAAAGATAAACTACAATGAAGCATTTAGTTAATAAACTAGTTACAGAAAAAGTTCCTTTTATGGGGGAAGAAGTTGAAGTTAAAAAGATGTCGGTAAACGAAGTCTTTGAAATTCAAAAGCTTGTGCAAAAGTCTAACAAATCTAAAGCAGAGTCCGCACAAATTGATTTGCTAATTGATGTAATTCGCATTGCTGTTGTTGGCGCACAAGAAGTTACAACCGAAGAATTCAAAACCTTTCCTATTTCTGAAATGACAGACCTGTCTAACCATATTATGCGCCTTGCAGGGTTGACAGG